GCCTCGATCTACGCCCATATCGCAGATCTGGTTGAGCAAAAGTAATCAAGATTTCTTGAAGATCAAAACTTAAAAACAGAGCGGGAGAAGTAGAATTCTCCCGCTCTTTTGCGTTCGGTACAATATAGGAGCGGGAAGGATCGCCGCAAGCGGAAGGCGGTACAAAGCCTGCTAATATATTCATATATACTATATGATAACATGCTTAAAATGTAATGAAAATAAAGAGAAATCTTCTTTCATAAAGAAGCTCGGAGCAAAACCATCGGTGGTTTGTTTTTCATGCTGGAAGAAGTTTTCTGCAGAAAATATTGTTAACGCAGTTTGCACCAAAGACGAGTCTGGCTGTATTCTCTGGCCAGATCAGGATAGAGACCCTGATTATTATAATTACTTGAGAAGAAGACTTTTTAAAAACAAAGAAGAATATATTCATGTCAGATGCAATAAGGCCTGCATGAATAGCAAACACTTCTTTTATTTTAAAACAAACTCAACACCATATTGGTTTAAATATGGCCTTAATTATGAAATTAATTTTTCAAAACCATCGGACAAGGAGATCATAGTATTAAAATCGATCCTAATGGATCGCGTCATACGGAAGAATGATTGTTGGATCTTTGGAGAATCATCGGGTAAAAAATCCAATATTAAAATTGGTGATAATGTATTTAATTCCAAAAAAATATACTATGAAACCTTCAACTCAAAGATAGGCCAACCAATCTTTTCGATTTCTTCAGCATGTGGTGACATAAATTGCGTTTCTCCAGATCATATGACGTTATTCTTGGGAAGGTCTTACCCAGTCTGGGCAAGAAAAAACTTAAAAAAACCAGATGAAGGTATGTGGTATTGTGAAGTAGAATCTTGCAGCAATCCACGAGTTCAAATTTCAAACCTCCAATTGAAAAAGCATCGTGGACGCCATTTGTGTGAGGGTTGTTTTGGCTTTATTGCAACGGAATCAAAAGTAAGAAAATCAAAATATGATCTAAGATACGTTGAAGAAAACAGGAAAAGAATAAAGGAAAGATTTGAAGCCTGGTCAAAAACAGATTCCGGAAAATTATCAAAAACATTGAGCTCTCAAAACAGAAGAGATAAGGGATTGAGAAAAACAAATAAGCCTTTTCTTTCCAAACTGCTGGTGGAGTACAAAACCTGCTGTTATTGTGAAAGAGGCGTTGATGATATCCCGGAACATCCAAACGGTACATCAAAGCTACAATTGGAGCATATAATTCCAATATCAGCAAAAGAAAGACAGGGCTCTAATGATTCTGATAACTTAGAGATTGCCTGCTGGGAGTGCAATTCGATGAAGAGAGCCTCAACTCCAATCGAATGGCGGAGTAAAATACAGAAGAAGACCGCATCGTGCAAAGATCCTAGCAGATTGCTTCTGTACGAAAAAATAATCAAGATTCTTTTTGAAGAATCAAACTATGAAAATAATAACTTCTATCCAAGGCACATGAGAAACAATAATGTCTAATGGTCCATTCGTATCGCTTCATAATCATACCTCTACCGGATCTGTCCTCGATGCGCTCAATGATGTTGATGAGTTATTCGACAGAGCAAAAGAGATAGATCACCCAGCCATCGCAATAACCGATCATGGCACCCTTACCGCGCACTACGACGCATACCGCGCTTCCCAAAGAACTGGAGTAAAGCTAATTCCGGGTATGGAGGCTTATTTTGCACCAGATCTGTCTGAGAAAAAGTCATCCCATATGGTTCTTGTTCCAAAGAATGAGAATGGATACAAAAATATTCTTCGTCTTAACTATGAGGCTTATAACAATCAAGCTTCTGGTTACATGGGAAAGATGACTCCCCGTATTTCCTGGGAACATATCCAGAAGTTTAATTCTGATGTATTTTGTCTTACTGCTTGTTCAAATGGTCTTCTGTCCAAGGATATTGTTGAAGATAGGACTGAGAAGGCAGAAGAAAATCTTACCAAGCTTCATGGAATCTTTGGCGACCGACTCTTCTTGGAGATTCAGCCTCATGCCCTCAAGACTGATGATAGCAAGGTAGATCAGGTAAAGTTGAATGAAACTCTAATTGGATTTTCTCGCAAGCACAACATTCCATACGTTGCAACTTGCGATGCTCATTATCTTGATAGGGATCATGCAAAGTATCACGATATGATGCTCGCCATCAAAGATAAGAAGCCTCTCTCTGATCCAAATCGTTTTCGTTATGGCGTACAGGAAATGTACCTTAAGCCATTTAACGAAATCACAGAGTTCTTTGGGAATCATATTGGCACCATTGCCATGAATAATTCCATTAGAATTGCTTCGGCTTGCGAGGAGCCTCACTACCTAAAATCTCGTGGTGCAATTCTTCCTCAGTTTCCAGTAAGGCACCAGCGTGACTATCTGGAGTTTAAGATTTGGTGGCAGGAGAACTGTGAGGAACTACCCGAGGATAAGGCATATCTTCGATTCCGTTGTATTTCAGGATTTCAAGAGTTTACTGATGAATTCTCATCAGAGAAAAAGAAAGAATATTGGAATCGAGTTAAGTATGAGCTTTCGGTTCTTGAAATGCATAATTTCTCATCCTATATGTTGATTGTTGCTGATTATATCAATTGGGCAAATAATAATGAGGTTATTGTTGGGCCGGCTCGTGGATCAGGTGCGGGTTCTCTTGTTGCATTTCTAATCGGAATTACCAAGGTAGATCCTATTAAATACAATCTTCTTTTTGAGCGATTTCATAATAAACAAAAGAAGTCTTTTCCAGACATTGACTCTGACTTCTCTCATCCTGATCGAGTTAAGGCTTATATCAAGGAGAAGTATGGAAAAGATTATGTTGCTCAAATTAGCAACTGGTCAACTCTATCTCCAAAGGTTGTTTTAAAGGACGTTGCTCGCAGCTTGGAAATTGGTGGTGATAAGTCCACTGCATTTGAGATTGCAAATCATCTAACCTCCATTATGCCGGATGTTCATACTATTGAAGAAGCAATCTCTGGAAATAAAGAGTTTGCCAAATTCATGGATAAATATCCGGAAGTTAAGGAATATTCCATTAAGCTTCAAAACCTAACTCGTCAGTGGTCGGTTCATGCGGCAGGAGTTGTAATTGGTGATAGACCACTCTATGAGATGGTTCCGCTTAGAATTGGTGCAGAAGAAGATAGCGATGAAACTGTAACTGCAACACAATGGGAGAAGACTAGAGCAGAAGAATTTGGTCTAGTAAAGATGGACGTTCTCGGTCTCAAGACCCTCATTATTATTTCAGAGGCCCTGAAATATATTGGAGATACTACCGGCAAAAAGATTGCTATTGATGAGATTCCGCTTGATGATCCTGCAACCTATAAGATGATATCAAAAGGAGATAACCTTGGTGTATTTCAGCTGGAGGCTTCGTTATCACCACTCTGCATGAAGATTAAGCCAACCGATGTAGACACAGTTGCCGCAATCAATGCCTTGGGTCGTCCAAGCTGTCCTCCAGAACAGAGGAAGGCCTATATTCAGCGTAGATTTGGAATAGATAAGGTTAGATATACTCATCCTTCACTTCAGAATGCTCTCAAGGATACTTATGGTATCTCTCTCTATGAGGAGAGCATGATGAGCATTGCAAGAGATTGTGCCGGATGGGATCTTAATGAGGCAGACAATCTTCGTAAGTTGACCAAGCTAAAGGGTAAGAATCCAGAATTGGCATTAAAGACTGAGGCAGACTTTATCAAGGGCTGCATGGATCACTCTGGAATGACCTACGAACAGGCCCAAGAAGTTTGGGAGACTGAGATTGCTAGCTTCTCAGGCTATGGCTTCAACAAAAGTCATGCTATTTCCTATTCAATCATTTCTGTCCAAACTGCTTGGCTAAAATGTCATTATCCAACAGAATTTATGTGTGCCACACTCAATCTAACCGATCCTAACTCAGATGGTGCTCAAGAATATCTTGCCGAATGTAAAAGAATGGAAATTAAGATTACCCCCCCAGATGTAAATAAGGGTGCAGAGAATTACAAAGTTATTGGGGATAAGGTCATCGCCACAGGATTCGCTGCCGTCAAAGGCATAGGTCCCGCCGCAATTCCAGAACTGATTGCAAACCAACCTTTTGAAAGCTTGTGCGACTTTATTCTGAAGGGCAACATTATTACCTGCAAAGATGATGATGGAACAGAAACCTCCACTCCAGCCTTAGATTGGTTGGAGACAAAGAATCCGTTACCAAAGACTTGCAAGCTAGAGTCTCATGGATTCATTGGCAAAGCTGCGATGCAATCACTTGCTGCCTGTGGAGCACTTGATGCTCTCGGAAGGACAAGAAAGGATATTTATGAAAACTTTGATTCGTACCGAACCAAGATTAAGAATGCAATCAAGAAGGGTAAGACTCTGACTGATGATGATCTTGGAAGGCCGGAAGAAGAATGGGAGAGAAAGGATCTTCTCTTTAATGAAAGGTTGGTCATGGGCAGGACTCTTTCTGGAGAGACTCATGAAATATTTCAAGGCTTCTTTAAGGGAGGTTCCGACACTATGAAATTTAAGGACCTAAAATCTCTGAAGGTTGGGGCGAGAGTTAAGGTAGAAGGCATCGTTAAGACTCTTAGTAAGGAATTCAAGATTAAAAACGGAAAGAATATTGGCCGTAAATTTGGCAAATATCTAATCGAAGATCTAGAAGGAAATACTACCGGTCTAACTCTTTGGACCGAAGATTACGAGAAGCATATCTCCAACTTCAAGGATGGAATTCCATTTAAGGCAATTTGTCAGGTTGGAGAGTATATGGATGAGAAATCCCTCAATCTAGTTGAGATGATGGAAATCTTTGGAATTAAAAGTCTCTCTAAAAAATAGAAAGATATCTCTCTCCTCTATCGCACAAGATAGTGATTGCAATTTCATCATTCTTAAGCTGATTTTTTGATAGCCATTTCTTTGCAGCAAGAGAATTTGCCCCAGCACTAATTCCAACAAAATTACCTGTCTTTCTCGCAAGCTCTCTTGCTTCTTCCGTAGCATCCTTAGTAGAGACATGAACTATTCCATTTATAAATTTTAAATCTACTAAGAATTTACTTCCATCACCAATCCCTTGTATTCCATGTAATCCAGGCTTTCCGCCAGCCATAACTGGTGATTCCATAGGTTCTACTGCCCAAATTTCAATTTCTGGAAATGAATTCCTTAGGGCAGATCCAATGCCCATAAGAGTTCCTCCGGTACCAGTTCCACAGATAAAAAGCTTTGGAATGTAACCACTCAATAAGCATTGAGATATAAGTTCTGATCCAGTTTCATTCCTATGGCAATCTATATTTTGTTTGTTATGAAATTGGTTGGTAGTGAACCAGCCATTATTCTTACATAAATCATCTCGAAGCTTAATTGCTCCATCAAAATCTCCATCACCAACTAGTATAAGCTCTGCCCCGAAGCCGGCAATCATCTTTTTTCTTTCTTCGCTCATATTCTGAGGCATGATAATCTTAATATGATATCCCTTGACTGCTCCAATCATGGCTAAGGAAATTCCCGTGTTTCCACTACTAGCCTCAACGATAATATCTCCAGGCTTTATCAAGCCATTTTTCTCTGCAGATTCAATAATATATTTCATTGGACGGTCTTTGATGGACCCTCCAGGATTAATGGACTCTAGTTTTCCATAGAGATTATCGGAAATCTTAATCAGGGGAGTATTTCCGATGCAATCTAATAAACTCATTATTTTCTCCAAATTGTTGTAAATATAAACCAAAAAATTAGTACAATTTTCCAAAAGGATGTACCACAATGATCTCTTGCCAAAAGTGTGAATTTAAGATTCTTCCAAAGATGCGATTTGCATTAGTAAAAAACTTTTGCCCATCTTGCGGAGGAACTCTTCTTTCTGACCTAGATTCTCAAGAAATTAATGCCATTAATCGAAAGCTTCAGGCTCAAGAATTTATGGTCTCTCTTTCAAATCAACTCAACAAAGACTTAGTTCAAACTCTAATATATGATCTTAGTATTTTTATTAAGTTTGATCTTCAGAAAGAACAATCTAGGGCATTTGCAGAATTTAATTCCCAAGAAGAAAGTCCTCCCTCTCTAACCTCAGAGAGTGATGAGGATAGACCAAGGAAAAATCTCAGGCCAATCTCTAGAGCAGAATCTTCCGGCCAACCTCAACCAGTTCACTCTCGAGATATTCAAGCCTTTAGAAAGGCAATTGTGGGAGACGATGATGGCGAATCAGATGATATGGAAGACCTAGAAGATGAGCCTTCTGATGACGAAGATTCTGACGATAGAGTGAAGAGATTAAAGAAGGTTTACGCCTCGTCCCCTACCCTTAAGAAATTTGGCGGAATTTCAAGATCAGAATGAAGTCAGAAATTAAATCCATTGCCAACACCAGAATTTCTCTCTCCCGAGAGGAATGGGAATACTACGAGAGATTGAGGACTATTTTTGGTGATGATTCCTTTCGCGGCCTATTCCAAACTGACCTCGCCGGGAATATTGCCGGAATATCCCCACCACTTGAGAGAGCTACTCCTCAGCCTGTCTTGTTTTTTCTCCTCAATGTCTCTTTCAACCAACGAATGAGGCAGGTAGAAAAGTACCTCCAAAAGATCGAACTTTTGGAAGAAAGAGTTAAAAGTTTGGAAACTAAAATACCTTAGTCGGGATCTAACGGAAGGGGTACTATATAAGGGCAGGAAGGAACGACGATGCGATTCAAGGAAGTCATCAACACTCAAGATTTCTCGATAGAAAATCTTGACCTAACGGAAATTCAGAAGATCTCGCAATCCCTTCCTAAAAGCAAGGTGATTGACACCAATATTGCGGAGCAGCACCTCGTTTCTACAATCGAAGCACAAGATCTTTGTCAAGAAAAGATTGCGCTAGTAGAGCGATGGATTGGCATTAAGAGGATGATGCTGGATAAGACTGAAGCAGAATCAGCTTTAATCCGAGCAAAAGATGCCGGTCATAAAACAGCAAAAGAAAAAGAATGGTTTGTTCAGTGTGACGAGCAGGTTATAACCCTCAGAGATGAGTTAGAAAAAGCAAAAGTCTGCAAGCTTTACCTAGATAATAAAATTAAGTACTTTTCAATGTGGCACTATTCACTCAAAGCATTCCTCAGGAGAGATTATGGTATAGAGTCTTCTTCAAATTATTCTACTTTTGCTCCCACGCCGGAGTATAATTTAGATGCCGAAAGCGAGTTCCGCAGTCGCCCCGGCAAGAAAGATATCTGCGGTGAAATTGACTGGAAATAATTGATTCTAAATTGATTCACAAATAAAAAGGAGTATATAACATGGCAAAAGATACAGTATCAGGCGAAATTGATTGGAACGAGGCAGACCTTCCTTCACCCAAGGGCGGTGGAAAGAATGATTATATGAGACTAAAAGAGGGCGAGAATGTAGTCCGTATCATGGGTAACCCTGTTCAGAGTTACATTCACTGGGTAACTCTTCCAGATGGGGCACAGCGCAAGATTGTCAGTCCATCAAATAGCCCCGCTCTCGTCAAGAAGCTAGAAGAGGCAGGCTTCCGTCGCCAGCCAAACTGGATTATCAAGATTCTTGATCGATCAGATGATGAATTCAAGCTTCTTGAGATTGGAAACCAAATCTATAAGGGTATTCAAACTCTCTTCAATAACCCAAAATGGGGAAAGGTAACTGGTTATGATATTTCGATCAATCGTGGTCCAAAAGGTCAGCAACCACTATATTCGGTAACCCCAAATCCAAAGGAATCACTTGAAAGCACTTTCAAGCAAAAGTATGTTGATTTCAATGATCGGGTTAATATTGATAAGCTCATCTCACCAATGCCTGCAGAGGAAGTTGCAAAGATGTTAGGATTTTCATCCGGTAGCAGTGACGAAGAGGAAGCTCCACGCTCGACTTCTTCTTCAAAGGGTCCAAAGAACTTTAACTTTGATTTTGAGTAAAGCCTAAGTAGTTAGAACGCGCATGTGCTCACACACATGCGCGTTTTTTTTTGATCTTCATATACTTTCTTAGTATAATCTGGATATGAAAAAAGTATTAGGTCTAGATATTAGCTCTTCCGTTATTGGTTATGGGATAATTGAGTTTGATGACAAAAATATTAATCTTGTTAAATATGGTCATATAAAACCTCCCGGCTCAGACAAAGGCTCACTTTCCTTCAGAGGGCTCCAGGCATCTAAGGATGTTAGGGATCTTTTAATTAAAGAAAATCCAGATATTGTTGCGGTAGAGATGTATGCCAATCGTTTTGCAGGAGGCCGTACAACCGCAAGGACTATTATCGTTCTTTCTTTTTTTAATGAGCTTTGTCAACTAGTGTGTCTTGATTCCCTTGGGATAGAATCAGATAAATATACTGTTGCAAATATTCGATCTACAATTTCAAAATATTTAAAAAATAAGTCTATTTCAAAAGATCAAATCTTTGAAGTTATAAAAAATACCTTTCCGACCTTTACTCCGCGAGTTAATAAAAATGGTAATATTGGTACGGAATCATTTGATCAGGCCGACGCCATAGCCGTCGCCTTTTGTCACGCGATTGTCAATCAAAATAAATAGGAGAATATAGTGTCAAAAATTACACTCTATGGAAATGATGCGAGGGAAAAGATCCTTGTTGGTGCAAAGAAGTTAGCAAAAACCGTAGCAACAACGATGGGTCCTTACGGAAGAAATGTGTTAATGGGTCGCGCAGTTGGCGCACCAGTGGCTACCAAAGACGGAGTCTCTGTAGCAAGAGAGGTTGTGCTGGAGGATCCTATTGAAGAATTAGGATGCCAGATGATTAAAGAAGTGGCAGGAAGAACTGCTGATGTTGCCGGTGATGGAACCACGACTGCTACAGTTCTTGCGGCAGAAATATTTGAAGGTGGAATGAAGTTAGTATCTGGAGGGGAGAGTCCAATCTACTTCCGCGATGGAATTAACTATACCTTAGCCCTCATTTTAAAAGACATTGAGTCATTTTCATTACCAGTCTCGTCCACTAAAGATCTGAGAAGTATTGCAACTATATCTGCCAATAATGACTCATCTCTTGGCGATGCTATCTCTGGAGCTTTTGAGTCAGTTGGTCGTCACGGAGTAGTTACTGCCGAAGCAACGCCAGGAAGAGAAACTCATTTTAGAGTAACTGATGGGATCGAAATTAGATCGGGTTATTGCACTCCAGCTCTTCTCAATCCAGGGGAAGACCCAATCACTCTTGAGAATCCTTATGTCCTAATCTGTGACAGAGAGATTACTCATGTTCAGGATTTTATGAAAATTCTTTCAGACCTTCATGAGTCAAACAAACCTATCCTGATTATTGCAAAGAGCATTAGACAAGAGGCCCTTCAAACTATCGTTGTTAATAGGAAGGCCGGAAGATTAAATGCCGTGGCAGTAGAATATCCAGTCTTTGGAAAATATAACGATCAGTGGCTAGAGGATCTTTCGATCCTAGTAGGAACCTCAGTTTATTCTGAAGATCGTGGGAACCCACTCTCTGAAGCTTCCGTTACAACGCTTGGTAGAGCAGAAAAGGTGAAGATTACCAGATATAGCACCACCATTATTAATGGCGCAAAGAATGTAGAATCCATAAAAGAAAAAGAGCTTATTTACCTGTCAACCCTAGATACTGCTTTGGCTGACACAGATAGGAAAGACGTTAGGGCTCGTCTGGCCTTCCTCCAAAGTAAGGCTGCGGTGGTCTGCGTAGGCTATTCCACCGAGTCCGAGCTAAGGGAGAAGGGTGACCGCGTGGAGGATGCCGTCTGTGCCACCAAGGCCGCCGTAGAGGGCGGAATACTGCCCGGAGGTGGTACTGCCCTCCTACGTGCCGCAAGAAGGTTAGATTTGAATACAGTGCCTCAAAACTTCAGACCTGCGGCGAGTGTCCTGAAGGCAGCTTGCGAAAAGCCATTTCATCAAATTCTTGAGAATGGATATATATCTTCCTCTGAAATTTTGGAAAAAATTATGGCATCGGATGACCCTTGGTTTGGGTATAATCTAGTAACCCAAGAATCAGGCAACATGCTTGATCTTGGGGTGGTGGACCCTAAAAAAGTAACTGAAACTGCTCTAAAAAATGCAGTAAGTGCAGCACTACTTCTTATTAATACTGAAGCTGTAATGGCAGAAAATCCTAATAAGCCTTCTGGCTGGCAAAGTCCCGCAGGTTGGAGGCCACCCTCTGATTCTAACCTAAACCATAAATATTGATTTAACTGGAGCATAAATGAGTAGCAAGAAGCCATCTGAAGGCGAAAAAGATCTTCTCTCCCTCTTTGGAGAGGACACACTTTATCTTGACGGAGATATTGGAACCGTAGGAGCCTACGAAATAATTAGAACTGGAAGCCCATCTCTGGATTATGCCCTAGGAATTGGTGGTATACCAAGAGGTAGGATTATCCAGTTGGCAGGAAAAGAGAGCTCAGGAAAAACACTCCTGTCTCTTCTTTGTATGAAATCTTGGCTAAATGAAAATCCAGATAATACTGTCATGTTTATTGATGCAGAATATACTTACGATGCAAGTTGGGCACGCTCGCTTGGAGTTGATACCTCCCGTGTTATAGTGGCCAAAACCAATGAGGCTAAAAAAATCTTTGAAGGCCTTCTTGGAAAGATGACTGTAAATAAAACTACTGGCAAAGCATCCAAAAGTGTTAAGGGCGTTTTGGACTTAGTAAAGGAAGGTGTAGATCCTAGATTTAAGAATCTCGGTTTGATCGTACTTGATTCCGTTGCGGCGATGAATACTCCAATGGAGGCTGATGCCGCAGTTGCAAAGCAACATATGGCTCCGATGCCAAGGTTTCTTTCTACAGAGCTAAAAAAGCTAACCCCGGCAGTTGCAGATGCAAACGTTGCAATGATTTTTATTAATCAGGTTAGAGTAAATCCTGGAGTTATGTATGGTAATCCGGAAGACTCTCCAGGGGGAAGAGCTCTGAAGCATGCTTGCAGCGTAATGGTAAACATGGCTCCAATTTCTGGTGCTGATAGCAAGGTTGAAGATGAAAATGAAAACGTAATCGGCCACAAGGTTCGTGCAAAGATTCAAAAAAATAAGGTTGGCGCTCCGTTTAGAGAGGCAGTATATACAATCAAATATACTGAAGGACTTATTAACCAAGAGGAAGAACTATTGGATCTTGCAGTTCTCTGCAAGGTAATTAATCGACCAAACAATAGAAGTTATGAGCTTGGCACTGATAAATTCAGTAGTCGTCAGGCTATGGTTGATTACCTTAAGGATGAAGCATGTTATGGAGGGGTAGAAGATCTTTGTAGAGGCAAATATCTTTCTGGTGAAGTATCTGGTCCATCTTTTTCTGAAGATGAAGGATCGGAAGAAATTCAAACACTGTTTGATGTAATGGAGTCTTAATGTTAATTAGCTGCAATCCAAGATGTAAAAAATCAGATGGTAGAACTGATGGTTCTCTTGATCTGGATAGAAATGAAGTTGTCTGTAAGATCTGTGGAGAAGATGTTCTTGGCATATCTTCATTTACTAAGCAGAGTATGAAACAAAATAAAGATGTTATTACTCCTGCCAAAAAAGCATTTATGTTTGACTGTAAGAATTGTCACAAGAAAGTTGAGACGGTAGTGGTCAACGGGGTACCATACGGTAAGGATTGCTCCACCAAAAATTGCACAATAAATATTAGCGAGATGATGGCTAGTGCAATGGAGAAGATCTCACCCACACTAAAGAAGCTTGAGGCAGAAAATGAAGGAAGTTCAGGAACTAATAAAGCTGATTGACATTTGTCATGATAACCTGAAGAAAACAAAGCTAGGAAAAGATTACATCTTCGGAGAGAGAAATCTCTCCGTAGATGCTTTTCAGCGTCATAAGATTGGATTTTTTCCAAGAAATCCTAAAAAACTTGCAGAATATGTTTCTGATGATTTTTTGAAATCTTCTGGATTAATGAATTATGATGGTACTAGTCAGTTTTCAGATTATTATTCAATCATCTTTCCAATTTATGATGACTATGGGCTGCCTATGGCCATAGCCGGAAGATGTATGCTGACAAACCAAGAAAGAGAGATCTTAAGCCTGCCAAAATATAAAAATTCAAAATTTAAGAAAACAAATTATTTGTTTGGATTAAACCTAGCAAGAGAGGAAATTCTACTAACACAAAATGTGTATGTGGTTGAAGGATACTTTGATCAGATTAGTATGTATGATGCCGGAATAAAAAATACCGTCGCAGTCTGTGGAACAGGATTTTCAAAGAATCACCTTATTAAGCTGTCCAGATATACTGATAAAATATCCATCTTTCTGGATGGTGATGAGCCTGGACAAAAATCAGCAGAATCTATTTACAATAAATATGTTAATCGCGGAATAAAATTAAGATTTGTTAGACTACCACGAGATTATAAAGATGCGGGAGAGTACTTTCTAGATAATAATAAAACTCTTGATGATTTTCAAAATGAAATAGAGAGTATAATTCCAATGGAGTGGTAATGAAATTAAAGAGTAAGAGTTATCAATATAAAATCGTTGAGGTTGCATTTGATCAGTCAAAACTTAATAATTTTGCTGAAGATAAAGGCATAGGCGGAATACTTTCTAATAACTCTTACTCCGAAGAGCTTCTTGATCTCAGAGAGCAGCTCTTAGAAGAAGTTTACACAGTTGTTAATGGAGAACTTTTGACTGAGCATCAAAAGAAAGTTTTATTTATGATATTAATGGGAAAGACTCAGAATGAAATTGCTGAGCACCTTGGAATCACTCAGTCTGCAGTTCATAAAGCATTAAGAGGCAATTTAGATTATAGAAATGATAAAAAAAGATATGGTGGAATTTTTAAGAAATTAAAAAAAATATGTAAGGGAAGTGGCAAAATACAAGAAATTCTATTAGAAATGGATAAGTTAAAAGAAAAGGTAGATTAAACTATTAATTAAATTCAAATATATTGTATTTTTGATGCTCAGTCTTTCTATTAATAAACCAAGCTATCTTCAGAGGAAATATTAATGTCTAGTTATTTAGACGACATGCTAATAAAGCTTGCAAAGAAACAATCTACTGACTTGGGCGTTAAAGACCAAATAGAGGTTACTGACTCTCTTTCGTTTAAAAAGGTTGCCTTTGATAGATTTAGAGTTGAGAATGATCCCTACGAAGGGCTCTGGGCTCTACAGGACATTGATGGCAAGCCTCATTTGGTTAGAGCATCAGACCCTCAATTTGAGACAAGAAAGACTGGTGATTGGGAAGTAATTTCCGATTATGATAAAAGAAATGTTACTCTTTCTTATAAAAATATTCCAATTACAAGATTCTCCTCTGATGAGTATGGATTCTCATCTGGGGATATTTCTATTTTTAAGTCTGCGCTTATAGAGAAGACATCTTCTGATGATTCATTTGTAAAAGAGCTTTTAAATGAACAGCCGATCAGCAAGAGAGATGCTCTAGTTTCAACTTTTCCAGAACTGAAAAAATTTATTTAGGTGAATGATGTCATTAAAACTTTTAAAAAAACAAGCAGAAACAGCACTTCGTTCTTTAGAGACTGGAAAAGAATATCCCTCTAAATATGTAGTCGATAGATTTGATTCAGCTTGGGATAAATGCCAAAAAGATCAAGTCATCGGAAATATGAGGAATGTTATTACAAAGATGGCGTCTAAGAAGCAGTACTTTTCTCAAAATGAGATTACAGCTCTATACGACAGATTTAATAATATTTCTGGTGGAGCAACCTCTTTCCGTGATGAGCTTGGAGACTTTCTTCGTGATGGTTATGGAAAGCTTCCTGAACCAGCCAAGACAGACATCTCCAAGACTGCTGCTGATATGTCCAAGCCAGTAACTCTAAACGAAAAAACCGCTCTTTCTGATGCATTCTCTGTTCTATTCTCATTTGGCTCAAATGATGACTCTGGAACATATAATAAGAACCTAGTAAAGAAAGCAGAAAGACTAATTTCACTAGAACTTAATGCAATGGGTATTAGACCAGATATGGTTAAGACCGTAACTGGAAATGAGCACTTTATTCTTTGCAACGCATATTACAAAAATCCAGACTTTACAACCAGTCATGTCAGCATTCCAGTACAGGTTTCAAATGGGTCTGTTGGAATGCCATCCGAACTAGTCGCTGGTGGAAGTCTTATAAGATTAAGTAAGGAAAATGTTCTTGTCCAACTAAAGACAGCCCAAAAAACAAAGAAGGATTCAGATCTTTCTAAGTATGCAGATCTTCGTCAGACACAGGTCCTCTCTACTCCATCTGTTAAGGCACCTGCTGCACTACAGGAGAAATTCAATCTTTCCGATGAGATGCTTCTTGCTTCAAATAAGTTCTCTCAGGATCAGATTCGACTTGCCTCTTCTGTAGTCACTGGAGAAGTTTCTTCTTGGGGAGCAAGAGCCCAGGTTAAATTCGCAGGAACCAATGAAAGAGGGATGTCATTCTTAGTGAAGACGGCCACCTCTGCTGGAGAAAAATCATTCGTAGTCCCAGTAGAAATTACGAATGGAAAAGTGGCTATGCCATCTGAGTTTATTTCAAACTCTTCAAAATATGATTTCTCTTCCAGTGGTTATACAAACTTCCTTTCTGGCGCAAAGGTAGCCTCTACATCCACCTTCTCCAGAGACACTGAAGAGCTAAATAGACTATCATATCCACAACTTATGGATGTCATGATTGATGGCGTATCTAAAAAAGATTATAAGGCATCCGAAGATGCACTTTCTGCCATCGGATCAAAGTTTGGTCCAGAAAGATTCAAGACTGCCCTAGAGGACTTTCAAAAGTTTCTAAAGACTGCCTCACAATCTTTTGATCAGGATCTTATTAAGTCCGCAGTCTCTCGTGGAGATCTTATCCGTACCAAAAACTCTGTCGAATGGTTTTGTCCAAAACTTGGTCTTCCATTAAGCAAAATTGCTTTTGATGCATCTGGCCGACCTGTTCCTAAGTTTAGGAATGAAAAGCGCGATCTTGAAACACTTGGAGAAGTTGGGTTTTCAACAAGCAAGATATTTATTTCATAAGGATATATCTAAATGAACAACTCAATGCGTCAAAAATTAGAATTACTCTATAAAAAAGCTCAGGCAACTGGAATTCTCCAAGAACCAAGAATGGGAGTTACTGAATATAAAAATAGGTTTGACATTCAAGAAGAGATGAATCTACCAAAAGTAGACACCTCCAAACTTTACGGTGTCTTTGGTGAACAACCAGATTATAAGCCTGTGATATCAGAAGGTAATCATTCTCTATCTACCAGATATGCTCCTGATATGCCTGGAGTTCAGGCAGCAGTTCCTTCTGATGGCGTAAGAGTAAATCCATATACTAAACAAGTATTTGATTATAACAATGGATTTAAAACTAGCGATGGAAGAAACTTTTCCCCAACAAATGTTTCTAACCAGACCAAAATCTTCTCAAGATAATAAATTTTAGGTAAAATAAGAATAAGCCTATAAAGGGCTTATTTTTTTAGGAATCACATGGAACAAAGTAAAGTCATAAGGCACCCAGATAAAGATGAACTTATCAAGATGCTGCTCAATGGCGATTCCGTAAAACAAATTGAAGCCTGGTTGAAAAAGAAGTATCCGCGCTCTAAACGTCATCATATTTCCTATATGACTCTTCAGAAGTTTAGAGCCGAACAGCTAAATATAAAAGGAGATCTCTTAGAGGATATTAAAACGAAAAAGAGATCTGATGAATTAATCTCTACTAACACAGAGATTAGGCTTGCCGTATCTAATTCCTCTGAGTATCAAAAGAAAGTAGAGGAAATAGTCTCCAATGAGATGGATGTCGCCAGAAAGCTATTAGAGATGGAAAAGCTTATTTCTGCAAGAATGGAATTTTATTATAATGCCGTTGCTAACGGCGGAAGCATTAAACATGATCGAGTATTTTTGGAATATTTAAATACTATGAGATCTGTTATGCAAGACTGGAAAAAATATATTGAGGGATTTGCAGATAAAAAAATTGAACATAATTTAAATGTTAATGTTGTAAATGACCAACTAAAAGTAGTAAAAGAGGTTGTTTTGGAAGTACTAAAAGATATGGATCCATCACTAGTCCTTATTTTTATGGAAAAACTTAATTATCGCATGTCCGGATTAAAACATGATTCTCCAGAATATAATCAATACTTAATAGAGGTATCAGATGCAGAAGAAATATAGCTCAGACAATACGGTTCATCTTACAAAGAAAGATTTAAATACTCCAAACTCCATGGTAGAATGGTTAGAGAATAATTTCTCTGAAATAAGAGCAAAAGATATAGAGCCTAGTCATCTATCATCTGCATTAGATGGAATTCTTCATGATAAGAATTTTATCTCATTAAGCAATGATAAAAAGAAAGAGTTTATAGAAATATTCAATAAATTAAAAAATACATTAAGTAATATGAAAAAGTTACCTTAGACTATGAACAAGTATAATAAGAAATATAATCATGAGATAGATTCCTTTGTAAAAGAGGCTTCTAATGATATTTCTAATTTTCAAATAGAAGAGTCAGAGCTTAATTCTTTTTTAAATTTAAAAAGAGCCGTTAAAAAGATTTGTGGAAGTAAGTCCAATGATGTAATAGGCTATGCCTGGAAGAACAAAGATATAGTCAAAAAATTAAAAACAGAGAATGATCTATATTTTTACATAACATCAATCATTATTGACAAGAACTCAATGAAGAAAGTTGCATATCCTATGGGAGAAAATTACTTCTTTAAAAATCCCTTTTATGGATATGATCTTCAGTCTTGGGCAAACTGTGTTCATAAGATTTACGAATCTGTTTATAAAGATGGAGCAGACTACTCGGATTCTGTTGTAAAGTATTCTAGTAATATTTTTAAAGATGATGAAGAAAGAAACAATTTTTTATCTTGGTTGAAATATTATAACCACGGAGAACACTTGAAATACAATATAAAAACAGCTTCATTTAATTTTGGACTTAATGCCGGCGGAAACCTATACAAAGAGGATTACATGGGAACTGACTTTGTTCTAGACCATGACTCTCAGGCTAATGACGCAAAAGAACATGGCGAAACCAAACTTAATTATAAAAATTGGAAAAAGAAATTTAATACTGCACTAAGAAGAGTTGATAAAATTCTAAAAGAAAGTGAAGATTATGTAGATCCTGATAAATATGAGGAGATCTCACAGGTTCTCAATAAGCTTGATGTTCAGGTTGGAAAAATAAGACTTCAGTCATCCGCATCAGATATAAGTTATCGTGCCGCTGGACAGCTAAAGAAGCTAGGCTTTAATCAAGGAGCATCGGTTTTATATAAATACTCTCAAGAGGCAGCCCCACCGGAAGCCGCTCCAATACCATCTGATCCTGTTGATGCCCCACCAGCCATTATTGAAGATGCTGGACAATCTCCAGCTGAAGCAGCAAGAAAGCAGCAGGAAAAGGAGAATACAGAAAAGGGTAGAGAGGTAATGAGGGGTATTGATCCTGTACCTGGACCAAGAGAAAATGAATATGAAGATATCATGAAGAAAAATGTTTCTGTTGATGATGCCTCTAGAAAATTAGAGCAGATTGCAGGAACCCTTTCGGATAGAAGAGTAATCAGATACCTTGCTGAGTTCGATATTATGCTTGATAAGGTTGGAATTGCTTCAATGTTTCCTGAACTTGCAGAGGCACAGAGCAAATTAATTGAATCATATTCTTATGCTCTAACTAGAGTAACAAAAATGTTGGGAATGTTATCAAATAATAAGGCCATCATGGAAATGACAAGGCCGGAAGCAGATCAGGAGATAGCAGAGCAGCCTGCAATAAGCGCCGCCGTCCCTTCTCCAGTATCTTCAGAGGCTACTCCTCAGGCATTACCAACAACGCCTCCTCCGGTAGTTGAATAACTAGCCTATGATTGCTGGTAATCTACAACGCTTTCAATCCCCACTAGAAATTATGCTCGCGGTAAGCAGGCAATATTCTATAGATAAACCATATGTTGTCGGCGGAATAGTCAGAGATCTTCTTTTTAAAAGACAGAATCCGTCTCCAGACTTAGATATAACAACAAACTCCTCAGAATGTATTAGGCTGGGAATATTATTCTCATCCTCTACTGGTCAAATATTCAGAATGTTTGAGGATAGACACATTAGAGTATTTCATCTTGGAGAAAATATAGACTTTTCTCCAGGAGTATTGAGCTTTTCTCATCCTGGAGTTTTGAATTGGGTTAGAGACAATGTTCCAGAAAAAGAAAAATATTTAGAATCATTTTCTAGAGATTTTACAATAAACTCAATGTATCAGGATATTGAGACTGGCAAGATATTTGATCCTACTGGACTTGGAATTAAGGATGTTGAGTCTAAAATTCTAAGAACGCCTGTTCCTCCTGAGCTTGCAATTAAAAATGATCCTAGGAGAATTTTTAGAGCCATAAAGCTAGCTAGTCAATTTGGACTCTCCTTAGATAGTTCTATTGTGGAGTATGTGAGAGAAAATTCTGAAATTATATTAAACCCAAGATTAACAACTCAATACATGACAATGGAAGTTAATTTGGCATTTGAATTTAATCCAGAGATTGCAATGGCCACAATCTTTGATTTGGGTTTATTTAAAATAATTCCACTATCCGGATCTTATTCTGATTATTTAATTAAAAACAAACTATTATCAAAATATCTATCTTAATTTACTATTAATATTTTTGGACAAATATCATGATCAGAGGAAAATATAAAACATGTCCATTTGGACTTCCAATTCCAGATGCTTGTAAATGCGCTGGAAATTCAGTATTTTCTATGAAAAGAATTAAAGATGATTCTTCTAAAGAAGATAAAGAGTATAATTATCAAGTATTTTTATCAATAAAAGAAGAATCAGAATGTCCTTTTGCAGATCTAATTCTGGAAAAAAAAGATGCAGTAGACTGCAAATACAATCCGGAAGATTATAAGAAGATGTCTGGAAATAGTTTTGTTTCCGGAAGCCCAATATATCCAAACTTATATATTGGAAATTCTAAATCTTATCAATCATATCCTGTAAACTACTATTCTGATGATAATATAAGAAGTATTTATTATGGTATTATAAGTCTAATAGATTAGGAGCCCTAATGTCTCAGTTTTCAAAATCAGCAATTGTTTATTCCGAAGGCGACAACATTGTTGCTTTTGCAGAGGACGAATCCTTTCTTGTCGATAACGGTCACCATCTTGATAACGCATCTGATGATCTTTATTCTGTAGAAACATCAGAAGAAAGACCAGAGGAAAGAAAGAGAATTATTCCTGGCACAATGACGTATGTAGAGGATGTTGATGCTGATATGGCAGATGATCCACCTCCCCCATCTAAGGAAAAAGATTGGAAAGAAGATAGGGCTGTAGATAAATTTATGGATCATGTCAAAGATTCTTATCCACACAAGATTCCAAAACACGATGGAAAAAGTATTGTTGGTGCAGAAAGAGCAGTAAAGTGGCTAACTAATTTTGGAAAAGAAATTTCTGAAGCCGTAAGAAAAGATGACTCCGGTATTCTTGATGATTCTGTTCTTGAAGAAATAAGAGTATCCGTAATGAAAGATATTCTTCTTTTAAAAGAACATATAAAGAAACTAGACAAGGCCTTCAAGGGTAAACTGAGAAAGAAGGCGGGTCTTGACGGTGATATCATGAAATATGCGGAAGAAATAGAGCTTGCATATAATTATGAAGTCAACGGCGAAATTAAGAAAACTGCTGCTCATCCAAAAATTCAGCTTGTAGTATCTCCATTTGAGAGAGCAGTATCAGGAATCATAATCAATTCCGTTATCTCTGGCGGTAAGCCACTAGAAGAAGTTTATGACTTCTTAAAAGAAAAATATAAACTTACTGATCGTGAAGAGCTTGCTGTCATGCAAGTTATCATGGACAGCGGATTCCCAATCTTTAAAGACCGTGGTACCTTTTCATCTAAGAAGGACAAGGATTCCGGAAAAATGCATGGAATTGAATTCATTAAAAATTACTTCTCGTAGGATTTAATATGTCTGAAATTAAAAGAACAAACGAAACTGAGAGCTACAACACTACTGCCGATTGGCTTCAGGATTTTATCAATAAAATGGCAAAATCTGCTCCTCCTGCTCCACCCACAATCTCTACTGCTAGTAGAGAAAAATTTGCTACAATTGAAGATAAGATGAAAGATATCAAGTCACGAGTTGGATTTGGGGCAATCACAAAGATAACTCAAGATTCTAGTCCAAAGATTATTGTTGAGTCTGCAAAAAAATGTAATTGTGAAAAAAATAACGGAAAATGTACTTGTTCTAAAAAGAAAAAAGTTAATAAAGAAAAAATTAATTCTTTAAAAAACATTCTTCAATATATTTCTGATATGATTGCATCTGAGCCACATCTTCTTGAGCCTGAAATTAGATCTCGCTGTATTGAAAATAGAGAGCTTGGTTTTGAATCCTTAAACATAAGACCTACAACGCTTGAGGCTTATATTAGCAAAAAAAGAGGGGTTAGTCCATCTGTATCGGAAGTGCTTTATATCAAGCCAGATGTTGGTAGTTCTTCATCAGAGGAAGATATTGCAGATTATTTCAGACACGGTATGCCTCCATCTAGATAATTAAGTAATATGTAATTTATGAATGATTTTAAGCAAAAAGAAAAAGAAAGTTTTGATCAAATAAAAAGTTCTTTCTTAGATTTTGATCCTGCATTTTTTATTGAGAATAATTTAACAATAGATGGCAGTGAGTTCAAAATTATTGGTAATGGTTGGAAGTTTATGGTCGATGTTTATCGATACATTGGGCTTCAAGCTACTCAAAAGGTAGGAAAGCCAGTTGTAATAAAAAAGGGTCGTCAGGTTGGTGCAACTATGATGGCAGCAGCTATCGATCTTTTTTTTACAAATAGTGGACTCTTTCACAAACCACCCATCAGAGTTCTTCATGCTTTTCCATCCCTTGGGCAGGTAAAGAAATTTTCTCAAGATAAATTAGAAGGATTTGTTAGAACTTCTAAAAATGGATTTATTTCAAAAAATAAACTTGATAAAAATTCTGTTGATAATTTAACAATGAAGCAATTTAAAGATGGAACTCTTTGGGTTGATAGCATTGGTGAGGATGGCGATAGAATCCGTGGTATGACTGTTGACGCTATCTTTTTTGACGAATGCTTTCCATATGAAACCTACATAGAAGTTGAGGGTGGAAAAATTCAAATTGGAGAAGTCTTTGAATTATTTAGTGCGGGCTCAGAAATTCCTCTTATAAAGAGCTATAATGAAAAGCTTGATATCTTTGAATACAAGAAGATCAAAAATGCATGGAATCGCGGAGAAAAAAATATAATAGAGCTTCAACTTGGAAATAGAACAATAAGATGCACCCCAAATCACAAGTTTCTCACTACCAGTGGGTGGATTGAGGCTAGAAATCTAAGAATTGGAAGCTTGATTATAACATCTCCATCGACCAAGACTTTTGTCCGAGACCTTAATTCTGATCAACTACAAATTGTTCTTGGCTCATTCCTGGGTGATGGTCATATTGATAGTATTAAAAACAATAAATATAGATTAAGTGTTACACATGGCATAGATCAATCAGAATATTGTCTCTGGAAAGCATCTTTTTTTGATTCAAGTATAGTTAATATTAATAAAAATGGATTTTCTGAAAGTTCAGCTATAAAATTTACTACAAAGTCATTTGGATTAAGCGGTAACTTTCCAAGCACTAAATCAACATGCCCTCAGTGGGTGCTGGACTCAATAGATGCTAGGGGGATGGCAATATGGTTTATGGATGACGGATCTATAAAAAGATGGAATAATTCTGGATCTGGGTGCATTTCAACCTGTTCTTTTGATGAGGACTCTCAAAAAAGATTTGTTGAAAAATTTAATTCTCTTGGAATAAAATCACATTATAAAAAATATAAAGCTAGCAATGGTAATGAGTATTTTTCAATTTATCTTAATAAGGATGGATTTAAAAAACTTTCTAAATTAATTGCTCCATATATTCATAATAATATTTCTTATAAAATTTTAAATGATGAAGATGTTATAAAATATGAGTGGAACGAGCCAAATAAAATAACCGGATTAACATCGGTAGATTCTATAAAATATCTCTCTGAAAAAAAAATAGTTTATGATATTGAAGTTGAAGATAATCATAACTTTATTGTTACAACATCAAAAACAAGCAAAAATCTTGGAGGAGTAATAGCGCATAATTGTCAAGATATGTATGCTACTGCCATTGGTAATGCCACAAAGACTCTTACTGCTGCAAAATACGGTCCCGTAGGTCAAGGTGTCCAAGTTTATTTCGGAACACCAAAAGAAAAGAATAGTTATTTCTCCTCTTTGTGGGATATGTCAGATCAAAGATACTATCACCTTGGCTGCAAAAATTGCAAAGAAACATTTCCATTTTATCTTCCAGATGATAAAAGATGGATGGATATTTGGGTATCTGGACATACAATAAAATGTCCACTCTGTGCTTGCGAACAGCATAAGATTGAAGCAATAGAACGTGGAAAGTGGGTGCCAAGCAGAAACCCCGACGAGTGCAAGCTTGTCGGATTTCATATTAATCAATTATATATTCCATACTTTACAAAAGAAAATATTCTAAATCTTATGCCGGAAAATAACCCACTGCAAACAGAAAGAATATTTAAAAATGAAGTTGTTGGCGAATTCTTCTCCGGCGCAGGTCTTCCTATCACTAGAGCAGAAATTTATGAAAAATGTCGTGATGCAGATCGTGCATTTTCAAGATCAATTAATCCAAGAGAAAAGTCATCTTATCTTGGAGTAGACTGGGGTGGTAAGGATGATGGTAGCGATAGTAACGTGGGTCAATCTTATTCTTGTGTAGTAATTCTTTCTGCCCTTCCGGACGGAACACTATTGGTAGAACATGCCCACAAGCTAAGGAAGCAAGACTTTGATTATAAGAAAGAAACTATTCATGAGATGTATAAAAGATTTGGAGTAAAGCAAGGCCTATCAGACTGGTTTTTTGGACAGGATGTAGTCCACGATCTTCAGCGTCATTATGGCTCAAAGTTCTTAGGAGCACAAGGAAGCGGCAACCTTCTAAAACCATTAAAGTTTAGAGAAGATGAGCTTATAGTATCTTATAATAAAGATATGATGGTTGAAGAGATTTTTGATCTATTTAGAAAAGGAAAAATTAGATTTCCCTGGAAGAGCTTTGAGTATATAGAGTGGCTCATTGATCATTGTACCTCTATGGAATCCTCCATCAGAACTATTGGTGGTCAACCGGTAAAGACCTATATTAAAGGCCCAAGCCCAAATGACGGATTAATGGCACTGATGTATGCCTATATGGCCTATAAATTTGACGCAACCAAGGGTTTTTCTATTAAACCTGGTATAAATGGTAATGAACAGTCTGCGCCTAAGCCAATATTAGCACATCTAAAAAGAAGGATATAACAAATGAGAAGAACTGATAGGCCTCCTAGTGATATTAGCAAATTTGCAGCATCACAGGTTTCGGAAGTGAGAAGAGCTGAAATTACAAATGCTGTTAATCGTCAACAGGATTCTAGAGATATTTCTAAAGCATCTGCAGTAGTTGCTAACAGTCCAGGATTTAAAAAGAAGGGCTCTATTGCCTCACCTATGGGGCCTCTAGGAACTACCACTAATTCTGATAGAATGGCCCCAGAAGTCTTCTCTCCACTCTTCCTTTTGGCAAATTTAAATCTACCAAGAGACCGAGTAACGATGAATGCTTGGAATCGAATTTATTACGATACCAACCCCATTGTTAGAAACTCAATTAACCTTCATTCCTCCTACCCCATAAGCAAGATTAATATTGCCTGTAAAAATAAAAAAGTTCAGCAGTTCTTTCTTGAATGGGCAGAAAAAATAGACCTCTATTCTATTGTCTACGGGGTAGCTCTAGAGTACTGGAAATTAGGGGAAGCATTTCCATATGCAGAGTTAGATCAAAACTCTGGAACTTGGAAGAGAATTACGATTCTTAATCCAGACTATGTTCATGTTAAAAGATCTGTTATTGGAGATCAAACTATAGTATCTCTTAGACCAGATGCAACACTTCAGAGGCTGGTGGGATCAACAGACCCTGGAGATCTCGCAATGAAGTCGAGATTACCACCACATATTGTTGATTCTGTCCGAAGAGGACAAAACATTCCTCTTGACAATTTTAACGTATCACATCTCAAACTTTTATCTGCACCTTATGACATCAGAGGAACATCAATTATAGTTTCCGTCTACAAGGACTTAATGCTTCTTGACAAAATTCGTGAAGCAAAGTTTGCACAGGCCGATGGAATGATTAATCCGCTCACCCTAGTGAAACTAGGTGGAGAGGACTATAAGCCAACCCAGGCTGATCTGGAGGCGTTTCGTCAGGTTCTTGAGGAAGCTCAGTATGACAAAGACTTCAAGATTGTGACTCATAATGGTGTCGATATTACCCGCGTTGGATTTTCTGGATCTACATTAGAGGTACAGTCAGACCTTGAGTTTATTATGAATAACCTTTATAACGGTCTTATGGCACCAAAAGCCCTATTTGATTCTGAAGGTGCATCATATGCCTCATCATCTGTTGGCTTAGAAGTTCTTCGTCAAAGATATGACATCTTTAGAAATATGTTAAAAAAATGGCTAGAGAGAAAAATCTTTGCCCCAATTTGCGAACTCCAAGACTTCTTCGAGTATGTTGATGGTGAAAAAAGACTTCAGGTTCCAACTATTGACTTTAATCACATGAATCTTTATGATCTATCTGATTATATTAACGCAATTAATACTTACGTTGGAAACAAACAAATTTCTATTCAAACTCTCTGTAGAAGTCTTGGATTATCTTATGAGGAAGAGCAGAAGAGACTTAGAGAAGAATCTATCAATGAAGCAATTATCAATAAGGAGAAAGCAATCCTTAGTGGCATGAGACTTTCAGAGCTACTCTCCCTAGACCCCGATAAGGCCATCCCAGAGCCTCCAGAAGAGGTTGCTCCTGCCGAGAGTCCGGACGGTGGTGGTGGGGCTCCTCCAGGCCTTCCTGGTCTTTCTGGGCCTCCTGATGGCGGAGGATCTTCTCCACCGTCCGGCGGATAATAAAATAAAACTGCTAATATTTTATTCTTTTTTATGAACAATAAGAAAGCATCAAATGGTGGTTCTACAACCACCCCACTTTATGAAACAACCGGACCTGATGGAAAGAAGATAACCTTCACTCCAGCAGATCTGGTTGCCGGCGGTGGGCATATAAAATCAAAGAGTGGGAAATCTTTTAAGCCAAGGAAATACAAAGGAAGTTCTCTGGGGGACAGAATCACCGGAAAAGATTTTGGCAAAACTAAAAAATGAAAAAAATATCTTATAGAAATATATTGCCTAGAGAGCAACAGAAAATAACTTCTGATAAACTACCAACCATTGGAAACTCTGATTCTGCAACAGAATCTGGAGGTAGAGCAGGATATCTCTTTACTGGACTTCCGGATACTCACCCTCTTCCCGACGAACCTATGACAACAGAGCATGTTGGATTAATAAATGAGTTTCTTTCTATGGCAGATGAACTAG